ATTGGAAAAGCAATTTATATGGAGATGGGATTCGAGTTCGGACCTCCTTCATACCATTGTAAAATTCAAGCAGTAGCTTAAATAATAATTGAAGATTAGGGTGGAACTCCACCTCCACCCTTTTCTTCTGCTATAGTAAGGAAGATATGATTAAATCAAAAACATGTTTAATAGACATTTCAGCAGATAATAATAACTCTTTGGGAGTACAAACTGAAGGAATGCTTCTTTGTGGTATACAATTTCCTGCAGCAATGACAGGTTCTAATATTACTTTTGATTTCGCAATGGACAATAGCACTTGGGTTGATGTAAAAGAAACAGATGGAACTGATGTAACTTATACAGTTTCGGCTGGAGACTTATTAAGAGTAGACCCATCAGGTTGGGCTTTTGCTAGCAATGGCTACATTAGAATTACATCTGACGGAAACGAAGCAGCAGATAGAAGTTTAACATTACACTTTAGACATAGTTAGGAGTCCTCATGAGTACAGACATTGGAGGTCTTGTTGACAGAGTTTATAGGGAATACTTAGAACCTATGGATGATGTAGTAAGTTATACTACATTAGCAACAGGTATTAATAACTCAATAACTAGTGTTGTTTTCGATGGAGATATGTTATCTATTGAAGAAGAAGATGCTTTAGATAAAGGCACAATAATAGAAATAAATCAGGAACTAATGATATGTACTGATTTAAACTCAGTTACAAATACAATTACTGTAAAAAGAGCAGCAAGAGGAACTGCAGCAACTAGTCATACTGCTGGTGATATAATAAAAATAGCTCCACCATTTCCTAGAAAAAATGTTTTTGATGCAGTTAAAGACCAAATAAATAATTTATTTCCTACTTTGTTTGCAGTAGATACACAAACTGTAACTACAGGAGATGGATATACATTACTTGGTGCTTACAATGATTTAGGTACACATAACTATATTGTTTCTGTTATTGGTGCGATATCTCAATACACAGACTTCAGTTCTAATTCAGATACAACTGGAGTTAATTTTCAAGCAGTACCTTGTACATTAGTAGAATTACCAAATCCTTTTTCATACAATGATAGTGACGGTGTAGAAAGAACATTTACTTACACAACAGGACCATCAGTTGTACACGCTATGCAATTTACAGGAATAGCTTCTGGTCATACAGCATACGTAACATTTAAAAAGAAGTTTATAGAACCTACTTTAGAAACAGATACATTATCAAGCATTGGTTTAGAACAAGAATATGAACCTATTATTATGGCTGGTGTTGCAGCACAAATGTTAGCTGGTAGAGACATACCTGCAGCTACAACAGATTATATATCAGACCAATTAGCTGTATCTAATTATCCTGTGGGAAGTTCTAATAGTGTAAGAAACTCATTACTTCAATATCAACAGTTGTTATTAAATCAAGCTAGAAAATTTTTAAGAGCAAAATATCCAGAGTCAGTTTCTGTTGATGGATTGGTATTTGGAATACAGTCCTAATGCCTAGGATAGCTACAACAATAAATATAAGTAATCCTAAAAGATTTGGATATGATTTAAAACTTGATGACATTTTATTAAGAAGTGCAGTTGGTCCTAATAGAGATATGACTATACAATCTACAGATGTTACAGAGTCTGGTATAAATGTAAGACAAAATGCAGAAGATTTTACTACAGGTGTTGGTCGTATATTTTCTAGAAACAATTTTTCTGGTGGTTCTAATTTAGATACAGCACATAGAACTAATGGCACAGAGTCAGATACAACTAGATTTTGGGATAGTCAATGTGTAGATGTTTTTAATAGTGACTTAGGTAGTTCTTATGCAGTAAGTTTATTACATACTACAACTAACAATCGTGCTTTAACTTCTTCTGATAATGACAATTATATGGCAACAGTTGGTACAAAAATATATGTATCTGATGATACAACACTATATGTATCAGAAGATGGAGGAAGTACTTATTCTACAGTTTCATTAAACCTTACAGGAGGATATCAAATAAAAGGTTTAGCCGCATATGGTACAGATTTATATATAACTGCTAACAATGGTGGTAATGGAGAAATAGAATTACTACCTTCAGGAGGTTCGTCAACACAGAAAATGTCTGCTGCTGTATATGACAAAATATGGTCAGTTAAAAATCAATTTTTAGTTTCTATTGGAAATGCAATACATGCTTACGATGGTAATACTACTGTAGGTACTGCAATTATTACACTAGGAACAGGTCAAACATTTACAGATGTATGTGATGCAGGTGCTGTTATATTAGCAACTGCCTCAGATGGATATATATATTCAATCAAAGATATATCTGGAACATTAACTGCTAAAGGAGAAACAGAAATAGCTGGTGAGTCTCCAACTTGTGTAGTTGAATCACAGGGCATAATTTTTTATGGAACTAAAACTGCCTCAACAGGTAGCAAAGTTCTTGGAAGATTATATCGTGCAGATTTAACAGTCTCTGATGATTTGTATGTGTTAACAGGAAATCAATTAATAAAAGAATGGGATGAAGATGGTATTGATAATGCACCTTATGCTTTATATACAACAAGAGATTCTATATACACAGGCATAAAAGAATCAGCAAGCACTGCTTATTTATGGAGATACTATTTACCTACTGCTGGTATAGCTAGATATTATAAAGCTAACGCTGGTGGTAATGTGTACAGCATTTGTCAAGTAAATGAAAAATTTACATTTACTGTATCTGCTAGCGGTACATACACACAAACTTCTGCTTTTGAAAGCACAGGATATTTAGTTTTGCCTGCTGCAGATTTTTATACAGCAGAAGAAAAACAATGGGTAGGTGCAGAAATATCTACAGAAGCACTGCCAACTGATACTTCAGTAAGTTTATCTTTTTCTACAAAATTTGAATCTTTAAATAATGCCAGTGATAGTTCTTACAAAACTGCTATAACACAAGTTGGTGGTACAGGTGACCAAGAAAATCAGATAGAAGAAGTTGCAAGATACATTGTTGGTAAAATAACTTTGTCTACTACTAATACATCTAATACACCTAAAGTAAAATCTGTACAATTTAGAGCATTACCTAGACCAGAAACTGTAGTAGCACAAATACCTATAAACATATCTGATAGAGTGCATAGACCTGGTAGAAAGCCAGTTAAAGTTAAAGGATTAGGAGATGCACTATACAATACTTTAAGAGACAAAGAAGGCGATGCTGTTACTTTAGAAATATTTGACCCTAATGAAATAATAAGAGGCGTTGTAGAAAGAATAACTTATCCTATACAATCTAATACAGAAGTAGGAAGTGTAGTACAATATGCTATAATTACGGTGCGTGGTACTAGACAAAATGTTGTTACAGACGTAACTTCTGCTAATGTGTTTGGTATTAACGCATTAGGATTTATGAAATTTGGAGCATAGATGACAGCACAAGAAGTAAAATTTTCAAACTTTTTTGAAACAACATTAAATGGTGTATTAGCATCAGGTAGCACATCTGCAACTTTAACTTCCGCACCTACTTCAAATGGAACATCCAACATAGCAGCATCATATTATTTAGTATTAGACCCTGACAATGCTTCAAACAGAGAAGTTGTATTAGTAACTGGTTCATCAGGTGTAACCTTATCTGCTATAACTAGAGATGTAGAAGGTAGACATTCTACAGACCCTACACATGCAGACGGAACTGTAGTTCGTATGGCAGTTGTAAAAGAAATGTTTGAAGACATTCATGACAGAATAGATGCTGGTCCTTCTTCAATAGCTGCAACAATTATTGGTGATGGAAGCATAAGTAATACAGAGTTTCAATATCTTAATAATGCAAGTTCTAATATTCAAGCACAGATAGATGGTATCACCGCAGGTACTGCATCACAGACTATTGTTATTACAGTAAAAGTAGCTGATGATGGTTCAGGAAGTCAGAATGTATTTTACTTTTTATCAGGTACTGATTCAGGTGCAGGTACAAGGTCAGCTAATTTTATATTTCAATTAGGTTTTAAATACAAATTTGATTTATCAGATAGTTCTTTATCAGGACATAACTTTAAATTTTCTGTAACAAGAGATGGTACTCATGGCGGAGGTTCAGAGTTTACAACTAATGTAACATCAAGTGGTAGTCCTGGAAGTGCTAATGCTTATCAGCAAATAGAAATTACACCTGAAACTTTAGGTATAGCAGGAGCAACTTCTAAATTATATTACTACTGCTCTACAGGTGGACATACAGGAATGGGTGGACAAGGTGAAATAACATTGTACCCAGGTGCAGGTACAACACTCGGCATGGTTTTGGCGTTAGGAGGATAACATGAGTATGCTCGTAATGCTTAAAGAAGGTGGTCAATTAGTCTTAGAGGCTAAAGGAAATACAAAGTTAGATGAAGATTTAGATTTAACTTTAAATGAAGGAGGAGCAGGGATTTCCCTAGCCCTTAGATTAACTTACGAAAGTCTTTCGGTTACAAGCGTGACTGCGACACAAAGTCGTGCTATAGTATTGGGAGATAGTTAATTAATTAATTATATTGGAGATAAATTATGGCAGAAGCGTTTCAAACAGTTAACACAGCACTAGGTTCTAGTGCAGATGCAGTAGTTTATACTTGTCCTGCTAGCAAGATTGCAGTGGTTATCCACTGTCAAGTTGCTAACGTAGACGGTACAAATGCTGCAGATTTAAATGTTGACATGAATGATGGTTCAGTTGTCTCAGCCCTAGTATCAGCATTATCAGTACCAGCGAAAACTGCAATAAATCCTATTGGAGGAAAGCTAGTACTAGAAGCTGCTGATGAACTCAGGTCTTGGGCAGGTGCAGCATCAGATTTAGAAATGACACTCAGCGTTCTTGAAATAGACGTCTAAACAAGGAGTTTTTTTTAAATGGTAGAAAGAAAAAAATATGGATTTATAGGAAATGTAGCAGATGATACTGCTGCACTTCAAGGTGTGTTCGGATTAGATGACATCACTAACCTAACAGAAGATAGCAACTGGGGTGGTAAAGCATCAGTTGATTTTCTTTGTCTAGGTGGCGGTGGTGGTGGAGGAGGCTCTACTGCTAGTGGTGGTGGTGCAGGTGGATACAGAACAGGAACAGTAGGTTTTATACAAGGTGTTGAATACACAATTACAGTAGGTGCAGGTGGCAGTGGTGGTACAGGTGCAGGTCACGGAACAACTGGTGGCAATGGTGGGTTTTCAAGAATTGCAGAAACAACTTCAGGAAATATTTTAGTCAACTCTACAGGTGGTGGCGGTTCTGCTGCTACAGGAGGTTCAGGCGGTGGCACAAGCAAAGCAGGAAACTCTGGAGGTTACTCTCCTGCTGAAGGAAATAGCGGAGGTAACTCTGGTGGTGGTGGAGCAGGAGCAACAGGTGGCAATGCTTCTGGTCAAAACAGAGGAGCAGGTGGCTCAGGTGCTTCATCATCAATTACTGGTTCTGCTGTAACTCGTGCTGGAGGCGGTGGTGGCGGTGCTTACTATCGTATCTACGCAGGAGGAGAACAACACGGCGGTGGCGGTGGCTCTGGTGGAGGCGGCGGCGGCGGTAAAGGCGGCGGCGGCGGTGGAGGTTCTGGAAGTCTCGGCGGTGGCGGAGGTGGCGGAGGTCACGGAAACCATGGACAAACTTTTAATGGTGGTGGCGGTGGTTCAGGAACAGTTATTCTAAGCAGCACATCTGTAGCCTCAGCAACATCAGGTTCGGTAGCAGCATCAACAAGTGGTGGCAATCAGATATATACATTTACTGGTGCAGGAACGATTACATACTAATGGCACACTTTGCAAAAATAGCAGATGACAATACAGTAGAACAAGTTATTGTTATTGGAAATGAAATTACAGACCCTGAATCTACAGGTACAGATACAGAACAACTTGGTTTAGATTTTATAGCTAATGTTTTAAAACTAGAAGGCACATGGGTTCAAACATCTTATAACAGCAATATAAGAGGTAACTTTGCATTCATTGGTGGAACTTATGATAGCTCTCTTGATAAATTTCAAGAACCAAAACCATTTGATAGTTGGACTTGGGATGATACAAAGAACGAATATGTAGCTCCATTACCTCATCCATTAGCAGACATAGACCCAAATGATGCAGCAGCACAACCTGATTATATTACAAGTAAACCTGCTGATGAAATATGGCTACATAGATGGAATGAAACAGCATATCAAGCAGACAATACAACAGGTTGGGAATTTGTTCAATGGACACAAGCTGATGAAGATGCATTACAAGGACAAGATTTAGGCGATTAGCTAACATAGGTGGAGAATGAAAATAATATTTACTTCTGATGTCGTTGGACACAGAGACATAAAAGAATTTCAACCACAACCTGCCAAAAATTATATCCCTGAATGGTATAAAAATATGCCTTCAGATGTAGAGTATGAAACAAATTACACAGAAATACCTAACTTTAGAACAGCAAAATTATGTCCTAACTTCTTAGATATATTTACAGAAGGGTTTGTTTTACCTGCACCTTGTGATATATGGTTAAGTGTTGATGGTGATGGTGTAAATGATTGGGCTTGGAAAACATCTAATGAAGCCTTTGATATATCAATGCATGGACAAGGACAGCTTAATAATTTTTTACCTAACCCTGTAATAAAACAAATATTTAAATTAAATTATCCTTACAGAATAATTGTTCCTAAAGGTTATAGTGTAAGACAATTACCACTGTTTTATGAATACAATCCTGATTGGCATGTAGCTTATGGTGTTCTAAAAGCAGATGTAGTAAATGAAGTTAATTTACAAATTTGCTATACAAGTAACAAGAAAGAAATACTTATTAAAGCAGGTGAACCTTTATGTTATTATGTTCCATTTAAAAGAGAAGATTATGAATTAGTTATAGATAATAACTATGATAAGTATAAACCACAGATAGAAGGCAGTATGCATAGAGCCTTATCTAAATTTAAAAATGGTTACAGGAGATTTAACAAATGATAGATGTAAAGTTTCAAACACCTATAAAAGGATTACTTAATTCAGAAGTAACTGTACAACCTGCTAAAAATTTTATACCTGAGATATGGAAAAATACACCTGCTGCTGCAGATATAGAACATAATCCATTAGACCCTTACAAACATACTGGTCCTAACAGTGAAACAAGAACAGCAAAGTTATGCCCATCTTTTGTAGATGTTTTTAATACTGGATATGTAATACCTGCACCATGTGATTTACAATTAATGTATAACAAAGATAATGGTGACTGGAGATTTGAAACAGGAATACCTGGAATAGAAATAGTAATACATGGTCGTGACCAGTTTTTAAGTTATGGCGATTCTAATTTTGATTTTGTTTTTAAATTAGATAACACCTGGGAATGCATTACTCCTGATGGATACTCAATAATGCAAATACCAATGTTATGGCACAACAATCCTGATTGGGAAGTTGCATATGGGATAATTCATACTGACCAATATCATTTAATTAATCCACAAATCATGTTAAAGAATGGTGTAAAAGATGTATTCATTGCACAAGGCACACCATTATGTTATATAGTTCCTTATAAAAGAGAAGAATATAATTTAGTTTTACAAGAATGGGACGAAGAACTTTCCGCTAGGGGTTATGTAAATAACCTTGGTTCATTTAAAAATGGATATAGGAAACTGTTTAGGAAACGTAATGCTAAACAAAAAGATTAAATTTGTAGCTATAAATAAACGATATTCTAAAATACAACCTGCACCTAAACCTGCTTATCTATACAAGCCATCTTGGTATTCTATGTCACCTGTTTACATGAGTGATGGAACACCTGATAAAAAACTTATGATGACAGATGAAGGAAAGAACATGACATTTAAAAAGTGTTTACCTTTTATTGATACTATGAAAGCAGGTTATATTGTAGAGCTACGCAAAGATATGATTGTTCAACACAACAAAGACAATGTATTTGATTTGCAGTGGAATAGTGATGAGCTGTTATTTACAATACACAACACAAGTACAAATATAATAGAACCACCTACTGGATACAATAGTCAAGTTGTTAATTACATTTGGAATACAATAATTAAAACACCTAAAGGCTACAGTTGTTTAATTACACAGCCCTTTGGTTGGCATGATACACCTCTTAGAATGATACCTGCCATAGTAGATACAGATAAAGAAGTATTAAACTTTCATTTTCCTATGTGGTTAAAAGAAGATTTTACAGGCATTATAACTAAAGGAACACCTTTAGCACAGATAATACCATTTCAAAGAGAGTCCTGGTCTATGGAGACAGAGTATCTACAAGATGGTGAGTTAGATGTTTTAGCTGAAAATGGTTTTAATGCTACTATGCAAAATCATTATCGTGATACAAGTTGGTCTAAGAAAAGATTTAAGTAATGGTGTATCCTAAATTAAAAAAAACTAAAGCAGGATATTTTTATATACCTAACGATTTTATGCATCCTTCATTACAACAAGAGTTAAAAAAAATAAATAATAATGTTTACGGTTGTCCCTCTATTGGTGGATTAAACAATAGACTTTTTACTTTGCCTGGAATATTAAGTGTACAAATAGAATTTGGTATAAACAAAGAAGGACCATATTACAACTATATGTTAGATGAAAAAGTTCATAGTACATCTGATGATATGCACACATTGATGGGTGATATGTTATCTGTTAGAGCTACTGATGATGGAAGAGCTGTTCTGCAACAAACAATAAGTATGATATTTGTAACTGATGATAAAGATTTAGAAATGTCTTTAATGAACCCATTAGACAATGTAGACAAAACTAATTGTTCTGCTGTTATAGGTTCTTTTTATCCTTATGCTTGGTTAAGACCAATCAATCTTGCATGGGTACAAGAAGATATAAATAAACCTGCAACAATTAATTTAGTAAAAGGTAATCCATGTAACACAATATTTTTTAATAAACCTATAGACTTAAAAGAAATAGAACCAACAGAGGATATTCTAAAATATATGTCTTACTCAACTGCTAGTATAAATTTTCATAGAAATATTCGTACGATATTTGACAGTATAAAAAGGAAACGACCGAAGCGTATGCTATAATCTCTTGATGGATTATATTGTCGGTTTCCTTTTTGGATATTTTATGAGTAAGTTTCTAGCTTGGCTAGATAGATTTGCAAGTCCAAAAATACCAGACAATTATACAGAAGATGATTGGGATTGGATTGTATGAGTAATGGAAACGGCTATACAAACAAAGAACTTTTAAACATAATTATAGAAACACAAGAAAAAACAAATGAAAGAATAGATTCACTGCACGAAAAAGTGAACACTAAAATTTCAAGACAAGAACTAAGCGGTTGGTTAGTTGCAGGTTCTGCATTGGTGGTGTTGGTCAACGCTCTAATGTAGGAGGTTATATGGAATGCTGTGGACACGGCTGCTGCAATGGTGGTTAGTAGTATCTTTAAGTTTGCTACCGCTATCAGCGTTAGCTAACGAACAAGATAATACAACTACGACAACAACAACAACAACTATCCCAGAGGGAGAAGTAGAAGAGGTAGAAACATTTGATGGACCACCTCCTGTAGAAGAAGAATCTACAGATACTACAACAACTACAACAACAACTGTTCCTGAAACTTATGAACAGGCAACTGATATGGTTATTCCTCAAGATGAATTAGATATACAAGGTAACGAAGTAGAAAATAATATTGATTATAACAATACATGGTCTGGTCAATATGGTTGCACCGACTATTGTATTAACATTGAGTACCAACAACATCATGGAGATTCTGGGTCTTATGAATTTGATTTACCAGAAACAACAACTGTTGATGAAGAAGAACTTGAAATAGAAATCTATGAAGTTGGATTTACTATTGGAGCTTTGAATAATCAAGCTGAAGTAACTTATACACATACTGATGAAACAACTCAAACAAATAATATTGATGCTCAACAATTTGTAACAGCTCAAACAATGTATGAAGTTATTGTTTATAACATAAGAACAACTTTAGATACTTTTATAGATAAGTTTACTTTGACACTAAATGATTGGACTTTAGTAGATGATATATCCTTTAAATACATACAGCCAACAACTACTACAACAACATTACCTCCACCTCCTGAACCTGAACCAGAGCCAGAGATATATATACCACCACCTCCTCCTGAACCTGAAGTATTTGTTGTAGTCATGGATGATGGTACAGAATCTGAGTATGAAGAATATGAAATAGAAGATGGTACTGTTGAGCGTGATAATGAGCGTCAAAGAAATTTAGATTTATATGGTGTAGAATTAACCGATGAACAAGTTGAACGTGGAGATTTAGAATTATATGACATCGAAGTTATTGAGGAAGACCTGGGAGAAATCGGAGACGAGTTTTATGATGATGATTTTGTATATGATGATTTGGAAGATGAGTATGAAGATGAAGAATTTGTTGAGCTTACTGAAGAAGAGATACTTGAATTTGAAAAAGAAATGGAGAGAGATGCTAAGGCTCTTGAGCTTCAAGAAGATGAAGAATTTATTGAGATTATGGTATTCGAAGATGATGAAGAGTTCGAAGAGTTTGTAGAAACATACATAGAAGTAGAAGAATTTTTAGAAGAGTTTGAAGAAATAGAGATTATAATTATTGAAGATATAAAAGAATTAGAAATAGACTTAGATGATTGGGATACTGAGTTTGAGGAAGTAGAAGAAGATGAGTTGGTCGAAGAGATACATAGAGATGACACCGATAGAAAAGATGAAGTTCAAGCAGAGGAGATTTTGGATGAGTCAATACAGGAAGATGTTGAGGAAACAGAAATAACAGATTCTATAACTGACATATTTAAAGACGAAGAAGTAATAGAATTAACTGAAGAAGAAGTAGCTGAAGAAGTTGCAGACATAGAAGAAGTTATTGTTATTGAAATTGAAACAGTTACTGAAGAAGAGTTAGAAGAATATACTGAGGAGGAGTTAGAAGAGTATGAAGAATCTAAAGAAGAAGCAATACAAGAGTTTGTACAAGAACTTGAAACCGAAGAAGTTATCGAGGTCATAGAAGAAGTAAACGACATTGGTGTACAAAACTTAGAACAAGCGTCAGAAGAAATACAAGAAGTTGTACAAGCTGTAGTGGAGGAAGCTATAAATGATATTGAAATACTTACTGAAGAACAAGTTGAAGTTGTCGCTGAAGTATTACAGGTACAAACTGAAGACGTTGAAATCATTGCAGAAGCAATACAAGAAGATGAAGTTGTAGCTGAAGCTGTAGAAGAATACGTTGAAAGAGCTGTAGAGAATGCAGATGTAGAGAACTATACATTAGCTGATGTTGTTACAGAGGTACAGTTTGAAACATTCTTAGAAAATCCAATAGAAACTTTTGTAGATGTAGACTTTACAGAAATAACAATAGGTAGTATTGGAGACGACATGACTAAAGACCAGAAGGAAAAAGCACAAGAAGTTGTAGTCCCAGTTATTTTGACTAGAATAGCCTCTATGGCAGCATTTTTAATGAGGAAACAATAATGTTAAAAAAACTATGGTCATGGATTATAGAGGCAATTAAAGAAACTTTAAATCTTAGTTGGACTTTAGTAGGTTTAGTTATAGCTACTCTTACATTGACTGGTTCAGCACAACAGGTTACAGGTCTTGCGACTTTAATTACTTTAGTTATATGGTTGCTAACCATAGGGTTTAGAAAGGACAAAGGCAATGAACCAAAGAAAGCAAAAAGCAGATAAGCACTGCACTACGACATTACACCCAAACGGTTATACAAATATAACTATTTGTAAATGTAAGTATGGTAGTGTTGGTAGATAAAGACAAAGAAGAAGACCATGTTTGGGTTATACTAGATGATGGTTCAAGAGTACATATCTCTTGGTTAGAAGAAGTGGAGAAGAAAAATGAAATTACAAGTAGTAAGAACACAGTTCGGTAAAGACGCAACAAATGGTTTGCTTTTTATTGATGGACTGTTTGAGTGTTATACATTAGAAGACCAATACCAAGCAGTAAAAGTTATGCATGAAACATGTATACCTGAAGGAACATACAATATAGAATTTAGAAAGACTGGTGGATTCCATGCTAAGTATTCAGAGAGATATAAGAATGCACATTATGGTATGTTACATATTACAGATGTACCTAACTTTACTTATATCTTAATTCATACAGGCAACACTGATGAACATACATCAGGTTGTTTAATAGTTGGAGAAACACAACAAGATTTAGATGTATCTGGTGATGGTTTTATTGGCTCTAGTACTGTTGCTTATAAAAAAATGTATTCAAAAGTAGCTAATCAATTATTACAAGGTAAGAAAGTAACTATAGAATATACAACTATTGATGCTTTACTTAATCCAACATCTGTTGTTGATAACAAATCTAAAGACCATCTTGTTTTAGCAGATACTGTTTATGAAAAATTACAAGAGATAAACGGTAATGTACTTACAACTAACGCTATGATTAAAGGAAGGTTAATAAACTAATGTTAGAAAAATTTAAGAGAACAAGAAACTCTGATGGGACATTCAAGAAGGATGTGGCGTGGACCCCTTGGAACGAAGCATGGAGTTATAAAATGAGCGAAGACCTCAAAGATATGCTAGAACGTACACTATGGACTTTCGTAGAAGCGTTTCTAGGAGCTTTAGTAGTCGCACCTTTAGTATCTCTTGACGCCAATACCTTAGAACTAGCTGCTTTAGCTGGTGGTGGTGCTGCATTAGCAGTAGTCAAGACATACGCTAAAAAGCAAATTACTAAGTAGTATTAAAAATTAAAAGAATAAGTTTGACCTTCTTCTACATTGTAGTTAATGATGTCACTACTTATTAATCTGTATTTCCATTGAGTATTTTTATGTTCATGTAAATCACAACGTTCTTTTACTATATCCCATTTTTTTTCGTGTCTTAAATCGTAGATTAAACTACCGAATCTAGGTATGTAATGTTGTAAAAATACAGTTCCACAAACACCTTGCCTGTTTGTAGTTAGTAATTCAGCTACTGTTTCCGCTTGCGACATTATTCATCCTCTCACCAAAAGCCTTTTCACATTGTTGACATAGTCCTTTATATGCTTGCAACTCATGTAAATAAGTTTTGAAACAATCTATGCATGTATTAAAGAACACTTTCTCTGTTCCATACAACATTAGAAAGGTGCCTCGCCTTCCTTAATTTCATCCATACCTTTTGCAGTAGGCATTACTACACCATTAAGAGCTTGTACATAGTTACCCCAAACCTTTGGTGTTTCTTTTTTATAGTCAACTATCCACCAAGATTTAGCAAATCTTTTACCGTCAACTACATCTCCACCCGCACATTGACCCATCATAGAACATCTAAAGTCTGGTCCTTTTGCAGAAGTTTTCTGATTTTCTGGTATGTAATTTACTTTAGACTGCATGTCACAAGGACATAACAAACCATTCTCATCCATACATGCCTTGCCATTTTTATGACTTAAATCTTTTGTAGAAAAGTTTGCATCTTCTAATACCTTTATAGGACCTAAAGATACCTGCGATGCAGAGGAAGTCTTGGTCTCAACGGCAGGCGAAAGGCTATCCTGCGACTTATCTGCATCTGATTTTACTTGGACTGAGGGTGGTTTCACCGCGTCAGGTTGAGTTTTTTTTTGAGAGTTGTCGTTTGCATAGTGTTCTTCCTCAGTAGTACCACCTGTCCATAGCTCTAATCCGATTCCGAATCTCATGCAACATCTTTTAATACCATCTGATACAGCAAGTTTAAGTATCTCGCTCTCAGTAATATTTCTTTTTAATGCATTCATATCTACATCTCCGACTTCCTCAACTGTACCTAGCTTTTCTATTTCTAGTATGCACTTGGCTCCTATAATAGAATTATCTTTAGCTCTAATAACTTCATAAGAGAAGTTATATTTTCCTGGTATAACATCAACAAGTCGTTGTGTGTATATGTGATGAGGAACATAGTCCCCAAACTTACCCTTTGGTGCAGGTTTTACTACACTACTTGGAAAGTCTTTTACTAATTTTTTATGTGTTTCCTTGTCCATACTATCTCCTTATATAGTTTTGCCTATCAATATACCTACTAGCAATAATACTAGCCATTGAAATATAACTTCAAGTTCTATCATTATTCCTCTAAGCTCACTAGGTACTCTGCTGTTACACCTTTAGAAGGCTTTACAAACAAACAAAATTGTGATGGTCTACCCATTGCAGCTAACTGTTCAAGTGCATATCCATTGTGACTTTCAGTTGAGCCGTTTACCCAAAGTCTCACATCGTTAAGATAAAGAGATGTTGGTGTGTGGTAGTGTCCACATACTGCGTGTGTAAAATCTTCCATAAGTTCAGCACTTGCTAATGCCTTCCAACCTAGAATTTTTTTATTGTAACCGTAAAAAGGTAAGCCCATGCTACCTCTTATGTTGTCTCCGTGAAAACAAAAGAACTTTGCTTTAACACCCAAGTCAGCAATGGTATACCATTTCTTTTCAGGAATGTGCCACTTCATTCTTGGCTCATCTTTAAACATGGTTTCCATAATCTTACCTAGCATTCTATCTGCATTGGTCTCAGGGTTGTAGTCTTTACGACTTCTACCACCTAACGCACCATGATTACCTATAACCCAATAACATTCAACCTCCTCAAAGTGAGAAAGCAATATGCTAAAGAACTCATATAACATAGTAGGTCCATTAACAGTAACTTGTTTATACAAAGAGCTGTCAATTTCATGTGCTTGTCCAGGAAATATTAACTCTCCCTCTACTATGTCTCCTAGTGCTAGTACAACACACTTCTTTATTGTGTGGTTTGCACCCTGCAACTGAGAGAGATTCACGATTTTCTCAGCATATTTAATGACTCTCTTAACGGCTATCTCTGAGTCGTATGTGTCTGTTCTTTTTGCGAGTTGAATATCGCTTAGTAAAGGGACACAAATTTCTTGCCCCTTACTTTTAGATTTAGGTGGTGCCTTAACTTTAGGTAATGTAACAGTAGACATACCATCTTTAGCACCTTTGTATACTGCTTCCACTAAGTCTGCTTTCTTGTCTTTTAGTTTCTCTATTTGCCTAAGTAGTCTCTTGTTAGTGTTCTTTAGGTCTGTAACCTTTTCACTCTCTACCTCTGCTAAGAGTTTAACTAGTTTCGCTTCCTCGTTCTTTTTCATTTTCTTCCTTTAAGTATGTCAGCCACCTGTTAATACCAGCTCGTGATACTGAGAAATTATATTCCTCTGATAATATCCTGCTTACAGCAGTTGAGTTTGGTTTTTTTCCTTGTTTAATGAGTATCTCTATACCCTCAATAAATGGTTTTACTTCATCTGGTATTTGAAAATACCATGCAGTAACACCCCCCTGTTTCTTATCATACGCCATTTCTATTAGCTCTGATATGTTTTTCTTATCGCTCATGTGGTAATCATATCAGCGTTCGCCCTATATACAAGCATTAAATCAAGAAATTTTTTATATGTATATGCATATGCATAGAAAAAAAAACAAAAAAAAATACCCCCCTATGTGTGAACAACCACACACGAGGGGGGTATTTATAAGCTATCTCTGGTATCTATTGCTAGGTACTCAATCTATCGCTAGATTTAGATAGCTTTAACCTACAAATTTAGAGTACTGTTTAGCATACTCTTTAACATGTTCTATGTCTTGTATTGGTAGTATGTTATTGATAGCCATGAATCTCATAATTTCACTTACGCCTTCGCCGTGCAATGTTTTTGCACCACCATTTTCATTAACACCTACTACCTGCATGTCTGATACCCATATACGAGGCTCCTCTTGTTTAGCGAGCCACTTTAAAGCATCAAAGTCTACGGAATTAAGTCCATAGTTTTGTAGATAATCAATAGCTTCTGTGTCTATACGACCATTTTTAGCAATGATTTTTACGACACCATCAAAGCCATTTTCGTTATGTCCGTACCCTGTGTAACCTGCAATATTACTAGCAGGTAACAATTCTACGATTTCTGTAACATCACGAGAATCAAATCCCATACTTCCAGAACAGTCTATCATTACGCTACCACCTGCTATGTGGTTTCTGCGTTTGAATACTTTTCTATCTGTAATTATCCTGTGTACATTTCTAGGCTTTACACCATACTCGCCTTGCGTTACTGTTAGTTTTCGTAATGCTTCACGAACAGGTTTTCTACCTATAAAGGGTGGGAACTTAGCAATACCATGACGACCACCTTGTTGTGATAAGTAATCTACAACATGTCTAAAGTTAGTCTCTGCTCTTTGAGTTATCTTATTAGATAAATCCTCAGAGATGTACTTCGGCATAGTCAACTCTTGCATATCCTCTAGTAGTTTACGAGTGTCCTCTGCATTGCTATGATTAGGTACTACTGCTTCTTGGAGGTGTTTACCTATATGACCTTCCTCAATAGAAGGCATAGTTTTTAACCACCTTTTGAAGTAGTAATTTGTACCCCAATCATTATCTAGTATGTTGTATACTCTACGAGCATATTTTTTAGGTTGGAACTTATAGTAAATGTTATTCCAACGCTCTAGCTCATTGTCATAATGCCATTTACTAGGTCTTTTATTCTTACTTACATACTGCAATGCGTACCTAATTCTTTGTACACAATATTCTATTACTTGTTTAACAGAGTGAATTTCTTTTTCAATATCTTTACTATCTTGTATGATTTTAAAGGGTGCGTTTCTCTTTACAGCACTCTCTACTGCTTCACTTACTTCCTCTGTCATAATGTGTCCATTATTAGGAAGCCTTGTAAAGCCAAATCTTACAATCGCTTTCTTAGATAATGAGTTTTGTATAGTTTCAATATCCTTACCATCTTTAATCATTGAGTACAATTCATCTACTAATTTATCAATATGATATCTAGTAGTCATTTCACTCATCTTTGGTAGGTATAAATCCATACCATAATTCTGTCCCTCATCTAGTAACTTATCAGAATATTTACTTAGTCTTTTGTTTACTTTGACTGTTACTGCTCTTGCAAATGGTAGTATGCAGTAAGTCTGTGCAACAGCCATAATATCCCAATCAATTTCTCCTCTGTACTTAGCATGGGTAAAATATTTCTTACGCAGGGTTTGTAATAACATTGCCCTATTAACATCATGCTGAGTATTGTAAGCACTATTTGGAATTGGTATTCCGTGCCTACCACTAGGATTATTGACACCTTTCTCATACGAGTACCTCTGCACTACATTACCTTGTAACGCTAGGTTAGGTAAGTGTTTTGGTACAGGTTTAGCATATTCTCTTTTACTAAATAACATTATTTTCGTTTTCTACAAAGACTTCATCTGAATCGGTAACTGTAAAGGCTTCTATCATAGACTCTACAAAGTCCTCATCATGTCCGAATACAGCGTATAGAGCAGTATCTAAATCAACACCTTGCTTGTTAATCAACCTGTCTAATTCCATGAAGCTACGAATAGAAGTATTAGAATCTGCAACATCTAGCATTATACTAGCAATCTTGTTATCTAAACTATCAATAGCTGATGGGTGTATATCAGTTATGTTTATCTTGATAGGGAATCTATCTCTTAGTGCTTCGGATAAATCTTCAGGCTCTCCGTTCATAGTTGCTATGACTTGGAATCCCTTTGCAGGTTTAACGATTTCTTTCTCCTCGTTAGGTAGTGTTAGCTCTGCGAACTCTACATCATCTAGCAAAGCATGTAGTATTGAACTAACATCTTGACCTGCATGGTCTATCTCGTTTAGTACTAACCTACCACCTCGTTTCCACATTTGTATAGCAACGCCATCGTTCCATTTCATACCATTGTTACCCTCTAGTATGTAATGACCTAACAAGTCTGTTGCTGTGGTCTCTGGTGTAAGGGTGATAGATTTTCTATCTTTACCTTTTCGCATACCTAGTTTCATAGCCGAGTAAGTCTTACCTGTACCGGGCTTTCCATAGAGTAATATGCGAGGGGACTTAATTACACTCTCTAGTAATGCCCATTGATTTTTCATTATTCCTCCTCTTTAAGTAGACTCTCTACTTGTGTAATAAAGTCAGAGGTTAGTGATTCAGTATCAAGTGATGACCACAAATCATATGTGCCTTCATCTACGAGTACTGCTTCTGGTACCTCTGGTAGCAATTCGTATGCCTCAGCAGGAATATCTACCATACCTGTATGGCTATTCTCATAGTCATCAGTAAATACAAATTCCCATATAGTTCGGTAATGTGTATCGCTTGGCTCTCCTGCTATAAAGTGATGAGGTACAACTAGTCTTAGAAAGACAGGGAACTTCTTGTCTATCTGCTTATCTGCTGTGTCCTCAAATAGCCAATCAGCTAGACTTTGGTTGTAACCTATGTCTACTGATAATTCGTTTAGGTATTGTAGAATATCTCTAGTAACAGCAACATACCTCTTTGGTATTGTCGCATCACTTATATTCTTACCTATGCTATCTAGCATATTTTCAATGTCGGGGTTTAGCCCATCATTATTTATTGTCATATTCTCCTTCCATAGTTTCCTAATTTCTTATCGTATTTTTTAATTAGTTCTTGTCTGTCTTTAGACCACTCACATATTTCCTCTAAGAACTCAATGTCATTGCACTCTGCAATGAAACTATTTAGTTCCTCTTGTAGTGTTGGTCTAACTACATTTGTTACGAACTTCTTTATCTCCTCTTTGTTACTCACAACAATCACAACCTCTACTCATAGCTTGCATGTTTACTTGCTCATGCAAAGTAAAAGCACCGACATGTTCGTTGTGTCTAACACAACCTATTAGTAATTGATTGTCAATATTGATAGCAATTTCTAATCTTGCGTAATCACGAGGGGATTCGCTTTTGTCGGTCAATTCCCAATCCTCAACACACTTACGACAGTTAAGGTATGAGATAACCTCATGCGATTTAACTTCTTCCATTATTCCTCCTCTGTAAGAACTTCTTTAATGAAGCTCTCAACATCAGCGTTACTTACTTTCTTTATTAAGTCGCCATTTGAAGTCGGTATCATATTGGCTAACGCATCAGGGTGTCCTATCATTACCACTTGTGGTAAATCAAGTTCTACACTTCTAGCAAACTTTGTCCATGTAGTACCTTTGGTTAGCATTTCAGCACCCTCTACCATTAGACTTGCATAAACCTGTGCATAGTCCTCTGGTGTTTTGCAATGAGAAGTATCTACTACACCATCTTTCGTAGCGTCAACAAATATTTCTGCTGTCAACATAACGAATTTCCTTATGAAGTTAATAGAATTTTCATCTACTAAAGTCATGAAGTAGTCCATCATCATCTCAACAGGATTATTTTTAGGTGCGAAATACATATCGCTTTCTATGATTCCGTCATCTCTATCTCCGTTTAAGTGCAACGCCCTAAGACCAAACACTCTTGGGATAAAGTCATCTTTCGGTTTTAATGGTTTAAAACCTAGTGATTCTGCTCTTTCAAACATTTCTTTAAATGATTGTTCAAAATCATCAAAGTCATCACTATTCATATAGCCCTCCTTTTATTTTCATTGTTCTTCCTCATGGGACTTGCCGTTATCGTTATATCTAACGAGCAAGTACACGAAGCCTTCTTGTCCTTGTTTATATGTAGCACGAAAACGAAACCCCATAGGACTTAATAGATTGTACTGAACTACATCTTTGCGAAGCTCTGCCCAATTCCTAGCATTGTCTATTCGCATATCCACTACATATTCAGTATTAGGATTTTGTTTTGCTAAATTAAGAAGTTTCTTGCCCTTAATTTTATGCCGTTTAGTAGGTAGCATATTATCTCCTTTTCGTGTTAGCTTTTCTTACACTTCCATACCCACAGGTGTAACACTTAACCATATTGAGTACAGTTGATTTGACATTTGCAAGTTGTCCTACAACAGACATCTCACTCTGCCCACAGTTGTCGCATATCATTTGATTTCCTTTTGTAGATAACGAGAGGTGTACATTACATACGTATACGGCAGGTATAGGGATTAGGGGATAACCCCCTTTGTAAATACACCTCTCGCTACCTACATTTCGGTCATAGGTTGAAACAGGGCTGAATAACCTATTCCTACTTATAAGTAACGAGCAACTAACAAAGTAGTTACTTCCACTATTACAACACTCAAACTAGGACTACAATCCACGAAGCCCCTTCATAATGCTGTAATAAGTAGCGAGCTACCTACCTATATCGTTTGCACGACTTGTACACAGAGAGTATCAATCTGTGCAATAGATAGATAGCACGATACCTACAACTAGTTGAATAACTTTATTGGTTGCTTTTGCAACAGGAGAGAACATCAACTCTCGTATAGATATCGTGCTACCTACTAACCTTTACGCAAGTGTCCAGCTTGTTTATTACTTAGTAGATAGCAGGGCTTGGCGTAGATTAACTACGCGTAGGCATGTGAAATATGGTATGTGTAATACATACGCCTACATGGACAAGCCACTCTTTAGTTCTTATATAAAAACTACTAACAGTAGTCGCATACCTTAGTCATAGGTAGTTGTAACCCACAACCTTTGCAGTATGGCTTGAATAGGTCGCTATGGCTAGAGCAACAACCTTGTTTTATATCGTGGTCGTACTTAGTGTCGCCTAGCAGAGCTAGTTTTTCCTCGTAATCAGCACTCGTAACAGGTGCATAGTGTCCCTGCCTTATGGACTCTTGCTTTGTGTTAATAACATCGTGAATACTAGCTAGGTATTCAGCATGTTCTTTGCTGTTTATCTTAAAGTCAACTTCCCTACACGAGTAACAAGCTCGTTGTGATGATGTATTCTTACGACAAAAGATACATGCACCAGAGGGAAGTGGTATGTCAGGTCTTACAGTAGGCTCACGCATACTGTCTATGGTTGAGCCTTCTTGATAAGTACCTTTGGGCAAGTAACTTGCCTTGTCTATATTGTGTCCCTGTATGTACACCATTGTTTCCCCTTTGTATAAATATGCAATACATACATTATGTATATATTGACTTGTGATTTTGGTCGTGGCTTCAAGCTAACATCTCTCGCTAATCATAAGGCTGCTATATACTAGAATGACTTGACACTCCCTATGCGGTAACCACTATGCGTTCATAATTTCGTATTTAAATATATAGACAAAAAAAAATCTCAAAGTTTTTTTTCTATATAGACTATGCCAACTAGAAATCTATTGACTATGCGTTTAATTAACAGGACTGAGAGCCGTTCACATTACTATATATAATCATTATGCGTAATACTTATACATAATTATATTCTTATGCATAGATGTAGAGTATGCATAGGCAAACCTTTAAAGAGCTGAGAGTCGTTCACTTATGTATGCATATTTTTCGTATGTATACGCCCCCCCACGCGTAAAAAAAATTTTTATTTTATTTCATATATATAGGGATATGTGTTATAATTTATTATAGGGTAAAAGCCCATGAAATAAGGCTTTTGTTCTGTGAGAACGCTAGAGCTGATTTAAGCCCTAGTTTTTTCTATTGGGCTACAATTCCCCATAATCAAGATTCCCCTACCTTAAAATTAAACCTCGTGGGCGTGAGGGCTATTCTAAGCCAATGTTTTGTATCTAAGTTATAGTATTTTTGATTAGGTTGATTATGCATAATGCATAGAGGAAGACCATAAAAAAAACCCCCCTACGCATAGGGGGGCTTTTAGTTAGGCTTAGTTTATTAGTAGTCTAAGGGACTTCCTTTAAACTTGCTATTCATAAACGCCTTAGCCTGTTGAATCGTAGGAACTTTGCCCTCAAATTCTTGAGCGATTCGGTTACTACCGATTAAGCCCATAAATTCGGCTGACATAGTTCCATTTTTCAATGGCTTTAACGCCTTACGATTAAGGGGGCTAGGACTAATTTCCATTAGGTTTTTGAATTGTATTACTGCTTCATATTGCTTTAATACGCCTAATGGCTTGTATTCGCCATCTACCAAATCGCATATAATATAACGCGTTTTGCCTTCGCTTTCCTTATCGTATTTAAGGGAAATATCGCCCCTAGTCTTAACAACTTTATATTTTCCAAAGTTGCTTTTGTATGGTTGAAACAACGATTCTTGATTCGCCATTTTTTACCTGCCTTTATGTAACGATTGAATTTATCAATCTACTAAAATCAAATCTAATCGCTAACTGAAATCATGTCAAGCACCAAAAGAACACCAATCGCCCATGCCTATGATTCGCCTATATTTCAATTATGTTTTTACTGATATTTTTTTAACAGCTGTCCCGAGTTTTCATCTGTACGCCCTATGCGAACTAGTTATCGTTTCAATGCATAGGAACTAATTTTTAATCAATGTAGGACATACTAGGGCATATATACGCATATAGGTGCGAATCTAAATGTAAAGTTTAGATTTAGATTTCCCTATATACGATTGTGCATTATGCCTACGCATGTGTATGCAGAGGGGGATTTAACCTAGCTACCCCCTATATATAGTACGTAAGTCATAAAAATATATGTGGTAACTTGTCTGACTAGGAACTGTGGTGTAGCAGGTATATTACACGACAAGGAAGGTATAGTTGAGAACTACACCACCGTTCACTATGTCCTACTTTAACAGTAAAGGGGACTAAACACAAGCGTTTAAAACTTTCTTTTAAATGTGTAGTGTTTGTCGTTTTGTGCGTAAGCGGACATATGCGTGTAATTTTTTTAAAAATTTAATAACCTTATTCCTTGGGTACTAGCCTTGTGGTAATCCCAGTCCTTATCCTTGATAAGTAGCTAGCTTTTAGCCGTCCGATAGCTCCTTTACCTGTAAATACCTTATTAAAAAATATTTGTAAGTTTACTATAACAGTATGATATGTATATGCAAGAACTAGGAAGGCAATTACTAAGAAGATGGTATGAAGATATCGTAGACTCTAATGGTAAGACTGTGTATGTAGTGAGACCTGCAGGACCAGAGGAGAGCGAGAAGGGTGCCGATTTTTTTATTGTATCTAATGAATTAGAATCTAAGTATCTTAAAATAAAAACAGATAAAACAACAAAAGATAATAACCTAGTTTCCCTAGAACTATATAAAGAAAACGACCGACTAGAGATAGGGGAGGCTATGCAAACCTTTCCAGACTACTTTTTCTATTGGATATACCCAACCGCCGAGCTTCTTTACTGGAATCCTTCAGAGCTAAACCCTTACTTAATGAAACAAGTTATAGAAATAAAAAATTTTTTTTCACACACAATAAAGATAGAGAAGAGCGAGCTGCTCGAAACAGGGCTGGTACGCTCGCATACGATAAGCGGAAATTTATTGCAAGACATCTTAGAAAAAAATAACTAAAATATCTTAAATGAGTAAAGTCATTACAACTTGTAAGAGTTGTAATAAACAACTAGAGATTACAAAGAAACACAAAAAATGTGTTAATCTTGGTTGTGTAGAATATAACAAAATTATAAGGAGGAATAATGCCATACGGCAAAACCGGGAAGAAAAAAAGATATAGTTCTAAACGTAAAAAGAAAATGTAACAATGCCACATGCTAATAGAAGAAAAAATTTAATAAAGAAACATGGACTCTCAGGAGTTAACAAACCTAAACGTACACCAAAACATCCAAAGAAGTCACATGTTGTATTAGCACAAGAAGGTCATACATTAAAATTAATTAGATTTGGACAACAAGGCGTAACTGGCGATAGAGGTAATACTGCTAGGTCTAGGTCGTTCAAAGCTCGTCATGCTAAAAACATTAAAAAAGGTAAAATGTCTGCAGCATACTGGGCAAATAAAACAAAATGGTAGGAGGAGAAAATGGCTAAAAAAGTAAGTTGGATGTGGGGTGGCAAAAGATATTATGGTACTTTTATACGAGAAACTAAAACACATATTTTTGCACGTACAGAGAACGGCAAAATTAAAAAAATAGTTAAAAAGAAATAATGTATTATTACCAAGTAGAAATACTTAGAGTAGTAGACGGAGACACTGTAGATGTACGAATTGATTTGGGTTTTGATGTGTGGCATAAATGTCGTGTACGACTTATGGGCATTAACGCTCCTGAATCTAGAACCAGAGATAAAGAAGAGAAAGCAAGAGGGCTTGCTGCAAAAGATTGGTTAAAAGATAAATTTAATTCAGAAGAAATTATTACATTACAGTCACACGGCAAAGGTAAATTTGGAAGAATACTTGGTGAATTTTTTATTAACGGTCTAAATATAAATCAATTAATGGTAGATAATGGACATGCTGTTGAATACTATGGAGGTAAGAGATGAGCAATTTATTTAGTGAGCCTAAAGAATTAAAAAAATGGGCAATAAAATTAGCAAATGCTTGTGGTGGACAAGAAGTAACACAAACAAGTTTAAAGTTAAATAATCACGATGTATATACAGTAGATAGATTATTAGAGCAGTTTGTAATAGATTACAACTTTAATATGCAAACTATGAACGAAGTAAGAGCTGAACAAGAAGAAGAGTAATGAAAAGAACATATTGGATTAAATTTAAAAATAGTGAATTTAAAAAAGATAATGAATTAGTTTATAAAAAACTAACAAACTTAAGGCTTCAAGAAATGAAGCATAATGCCTAATTTAATATGTGTATCTCCAGAATGCGATAACTCTCTACCTAAAGGAAAAAGAAAGTATTGTTCAGATACTTGTAAATGGCGTGAACAAAAACGAGTACATAGAGGTGTTAAACAAAATCGTGAATATATACCTGAAGAAAAAAAAGTAAACAAATCTAAAGTAGCTACAACTAGAAGAGGTGCTTTGTATGACAAGTTTGTAGAAGAAGGTTACGCATTAGATTTAATAAACGGAACAATGAAACGTAATGCTATAGCAGAATTGTTAGGTTGTACTCCAGCACATATTTCAAGACTCTTAGGTGCTTATCAAGAAGATATAGAACAAGCAGCACAAACACAAAATTGGAAAAAATCAGAAGCTACATTACAAGCAGAAAAAGATTTCCAAGATTTTAGAGATATGTATTTTCAAACAGAAAAAGGTGAATTGTTTGAGACTGCTGATTTTCATAAAGTATGGATAGATTCTATTATAAAAGCTATAGAAACTGGTGGACAACAAATGATACTATCTCCACCTAGACATGGTAAGACAGAATTACTTATACACTTTGTAGTTTGGCTTATATGTACTAATCCCAATATAAGAATTATGTGGGTTGGTGGTAACGAAGACATAGCAAAAAACTCTGTGTCATCAATTATGGATACATTAGATAATAACGATAAGTTAAAAGAAGCTTACTGTGGACCAGGCGGTAGTTTTAAACCTGCTAATAGAACAGGTAAATCATGGTCACAAAATCAATTTTCTGTAGCAACAAGAACTATACCTGGTATTAAATCACCAACAATGATTGGCATAGGTAGAGGTGGTAAGATTCTATCAAGAGACTGTGACATAATTATTGCAGATGACATTGAAGACCACAGTTCTACAATGCAACCTAAGTCAAGAGAAAATACAAAACAATGGTGGACAACAACATTAGGTTCTAGAAAAGAAGAACACACAGCTATGGTTTTAATTGGTTCTAGGCAGCATCCAGAAGACTTGTATTCATCTCTTTTAAACAATACAGCATGGGAAACAATAGTAGAAGAAGCACACGATAGCATGTGTTCAATAGCAGAATTTGATGAAGAAAAACATGTTGACTGTATGTTGTGGGGAAGTTTTAGAACTTTTAAATGGTTAATGAATAGAAAGAATGATGCATTAACTACAGGTGGATTAAAAAACTTTGAGATGGTTTATTTAAATAAAGCTATGGCAGAAGGTCTTAATATATTTAATCCTGAAATTATAGAAAAATGTTATGACACTTCTATACCTTTAGGATATATACCTAAACAAAGTTATTTAGTTGCAGGCTTAGACCCTGCTGCAACAGGCTATCAAGCAGGATTTTTATGGGCTGTAGATACAGAAAACGGCAAACCTAAATTACAAATGGTTGATTTAGAAAACCACCAAGGTGGAGGTCTAGATGAAGCATTAGAACTTATTAAAAAATGGTATGACAAATACAATTGTTATCACTGGGTTATAGAAGAAAATGGTTTTCAAAAAGCTATTAGACAAGATGATAGGATTAAAAAGTTTGCAGCAACACAAGGAATTAAACTAGAAGGACACGAAACACATAAAAATAAGTGGGACGAAAAATTTGGTGTAACTTCATTAGCACCTATGTTTCAAGAAGGTGTTATAACATTACCTTTTGGCAATGATGAAGGAATATCGAAATCTATATTATACACAAAGCAACTGACATATTTTGCTTCAAAAGGTCAAGGAAACAATAGGGGTGTAGCATCAGATGTTGTTATGGCTTCATGGTTTCCTATGAAAACTGTTAGGACATTAACTAGACTAACATATGCTGATTTGTCCTATGATTACTCTCCAAGTTACGATAAGTATGATACTATGGATTGGAACGAGTTACCTTGGAGTTAGATAAGTGACACCACAACAGATATTGGACAGAGCTGTATATCTTAGAAATATGCATCAAGACGCATTACCTGATAGACATAAATTTAAAAGTATACTTAATGGTGGAGAAAAAGGCATAGCAGAACTTTTAGGCACTACAAAAGTAGATAGTGGTAATTTACCTGCACCTAACTTAATGTTATCTGCATTGGACAGATTAGCTCAAAAAATTGGTAAAACACCATCAACAGAAGTACAAATAACAAATGCTAGAGATAGTGGTCGTAATAAAGTTAAGAAAGAAAAAATAGAAAGAATTATTAGTTCGTATGACCATATGCAAAAACTTGAATTACAACTACCACAAGTTGCTAGATGGCTACCAGGTTACGGTTTTGCTGTATGGGTTATAACATCAAAAACAGATAGCAATGGAAATATATATCCTTGTGCAGAATTAAGAAACCCTTATGATTGTTACCCTGGATATTTTGGAAATATGCAAGAACCACAAGAACTTGTTATTGTTTCTAACATTCCTTTAAAAGAATTAATAAAAATGTATCCTGAATTAAAATCATGGTACAACGACAACGACAACGAAGATAGAGAAAATGGACCTGCTGGATTATATGGATTAAATAATAATGAAGGTAGCTGGGCAAATTCAGGTGATGATGGAGATGTAATTATAGAATACATGAATCCAGAAGGAACTTATGTAGTACACCCTGCTTCTAAAAAAGTTGTAGATTTTGTTCCTAACCCACTTAAATCAGGACCAGCATTTGTTGTTGCAAAAAGATTTAGTTTTGATAAATTACAAGGTCAGTTTGACCAAGTTATAGGTTTAATGGCAGCTATGGCAAAGATAAATATTTTATCTGTTATAGCTATGGAAGATGCAGTTTTTACAGAAACAAATATTATTGGCGAAATAGAGTCAGGTAAATATAGAAAAGGTAGACATTCTATAAATTACTTAGCTCCTGGTTCACAAGTAGTAAAACCAGTTACTAATTTGCCATATCAGTTATTTGAATCTGTAGGACGACTCGAAAGACAATTGAGAGTAGTAGCAGGTTATCCAGTTCAGGATGATGCAATATCTCCTAATTCATTTGTAACAGGTAGAGGTTTAGAGGAACTAGAGTCTGGCGTAGGTCAGATGGTTTCTGAATACCATACTATTTTAGAATATGCGTTACAAGATGTAGATGCAAAGCGTCTTGAACTAGATGAAATCTTATTAGGTAACAAACGTAAACCTATGACTGGTACATACAAAGGAGCTTCCTTTGCAGAGTTTTATACTCCAGATAGAGATATTGATAGTAACTATATGACTAAAAGAAAATATGGTGCTATGGCTTCCTTTGATGCACCAAACAAAATAATTACTGGTTTGCAATTGCTACAAGCAGGAATTATAGATAAAGAAACAATGCAACAAGAAATGGACGGACTTGACAATATTGTTCAGATTAATGAAAGAATAACAAAACAAAAAACAGAAGAAATTTTGTTTCAAATGTTATTGCAACAATCTCAACAGGGAGATACTAAAGCTATGATGGCAGTTGTAGAAATATACAATAATCCAAAAAATATTGGTAATACATTAGAAAAATTCTTTTCTGCTGTTGGTGATGAACCTTCAGTTGAAGAACAAGCAATGTTACAACAAGCACAACAAGCACAAGCTGTACAACAAGGTGGTCCTCCTAACTTACAAGCATTACTAGGTGGTGCTTAATGGAAGGTGCAGAATTTGAATTTGCAGAAATTGTAGCAAGAAACTTTCCAGATTACATACCACCGATGGCAGAATATACAGTAGAAGAAAGAATTGTAAATAGTATTACAATCGCTTACATACCTGGTGTAGGAAGATTAGATATGTTAATTATTCCAGATGGAGATGAATTTTATGGGTAGAGGAGTTAAAGGTAAATATAAAGCAGAAAACTTTAAAGGTGAAGCTACAGAATTAGCTAACTTAGAAAATGCTGCAATGATGGCTGGAGAAGATACAAGTATTGTAGAAACAGAAGTAGCACCACAACCTATAGCACCTAATCCAGGAGCTATACAAGACGCTACAAGGTTTACAGATAGACCATTTGAATCACAAGATACTTTGTATCAAGAACCAATGATGACTGGTATGGACCCAGACATGTTGTTGCAAGCAATGTACAGAGTATTGCCAAGTAAAGAAATAGCAGCTTTATTAAGATATAAAACTTAGGAGGTCTAATGGCAGAAATTAGATGGTGGTGGCAACCTCCTTATACAGAAAATTTAGAAGAAGAAGCACAAAAAGAAAGATTTGTGCAAGCTCAACAAATTACAGATGCTTTAGAAGCAAATCCTGGTATAGCAAATAATTTAAAAAATTTAATTACTGAAAATTTTTATTTGCCAAAAGATATATTAATTGGTTCTGCTCTTATGGGTTTAACTACTGAATCACCAGAGTTAGCACCTTTAGTAGAAAGATGGTTAGATGTTGAAAAGACTTGGTGGGATAGAACTAAAAATGCAGGTAAAGGAGCAGTTAGAACTGCATTTGTAGCCTTTGACTCTTTTCAAGATGAGTTGGTAAAAAAACCAATGTTAGCTACACAAAAATATTTAAATGATAGAAAACATAATGATGGTCAAGGATTTGTTACAGCAGCTTCATCATTGTTATTTGATAAAAAAGCACAAAAAGAATGGCAGAAAACAAGACAGATATTAGGACCGTCTGTAGGTAGAGAAGCTATAAAGAAATCTTTAGCTGGAGAAAAAGTAAATTTAGGCGAAGGTTTTTTTGGAAACTCTACTATGGCAGAAAATACAGATATATATAAAGAAATGGTTGGTAGAGGTGCTGACCCAGAAGAAGTTAAAAAAATAGTACAAAGTTATTACGGAGAAGATATAACTAATTCAGAACAAGCTAGAGATGAAGGTTTAACAATTAAGTCTAAACACGGTACTGTAAAACTTACACCTGCAGCAGCTATGTTTGCAAATGTTTTAGAACCAGGTTCTAGGTCATACAATGTAGCAACAGGTATTGTTGACGGTGCTTTTACTTTACTTGCTGACCCAACAATATTAGTTGGTGGTTATTTATCAAAAGCAGGAAAAGTTACTAGGTCATTATCTCAAGGAGATGCTTTAAAAGGTGCTGGTATTATTGATAAAGCTGTAAGAAAAACTGTACATGTACCTTCTGCAATTGAGTATGTAACAAGAACAGCAGGGGGAAGAAAAATTATAAATCAGTTAACTAAAGCTGATGACTATGGAACTATTAAAAGATTACTTGGTAAAAGAGGTAGTAGTGGTGCAGACGCTGTATTACATAGAAATATTAAAAACGCTAAGACAACTAGAGAAACAGAAGATTTAGTAGTAGCTGCTATAGAAGCTGGAGAAATAACAAAGAAATTAAATCCTAACTCTTTAATATTTAGAGGACAGGTGTCATCTAAATTAGGTCGTATGGTTGGTGGAGAACTAGGTGAAGCTGTAGGTTTATCTGGTGCTATTAGACATAATTTAAATAACACTGCTTTAGGTAGAATGTTTGATACATTTCCTGCACCAAAGTTGTATGTTAACGATTTTAATCAATCTTTTTTTGATTTACAAGATTGGATGAGGTATGCAAGAGTTGATGATGCTATTGCAGAACCTGCTTTAGATAGGCTTGCAGATTTAGCACTTACACAAAAAGGTGCAGATACCGTTAGTAAAGCTCAGTCTGTAAGAAACATGAATGATATTTTAGATATTTGGAATGACGTACAAAAACATATAGGTGAAAAATTTGAAAACATTAACTTGCCTAAAGAGTTAGTACAAGGAATTAGAAAATGGATGGCAAGTATTGATGAAACAAGAATGTATTTCACAAATGCACTAGGTGAACTCGAATACTTTCCAGGCAGTAAAATAGAAGATTTACCTTTTGATACTTACTTTTCAGAACAATTAACTGATGATGAAGCTTTAAATATTGTGTCAAGAGTTTTATCTAAATATAAAAAATCAAACAAAGTTGATACAGATGAATTAGATTTTATTTTACAAGATATAAAAGATATAGCTAGTAACACAACTACTCCAGAAGATAGAGCGTTAGTTGAATATATTACTGGTGGATACTACGAAGGTGTAGAACAAGCTGCTTTAAACATTGCAGATGAAATAGGTATACAAACTGGTGGTCGAGTTCCTTATGGTTTTAGAGGTAAGTCTGGTACTGATGTTTCACAAAGAATGAAAGAACTAGGTTTATCTGATATGTCAGATGCAGATAAAGCTGCTGAGTTAAAAAACTTATCTGTAGCTAGACAAGAAGCATTAGAAAGAACAGGCGTAGAAGTATCTAAGTTACCAAGAAAAGTAAGGCAGAAAGCAGAAAGAAATGTACAAGAACTAAATGGTCTAGAAACTAAAACAAGAAATGTAACAGAAAAAATACAATCTTTAAGAACACAGATTGACGAAATAGGTAAACAGTACAAAGCAAACACAGATAATATATCTGCATATAAAAAAGAATTTCCTGAAGCTACAACTAAAGATGCTAGAGCAGCAATACAAGAACAATTAGATGAAGCAGTAAAACCTTATAAAGATGATTTAAGTTCATCTCTTGCAGACAGAACAAGAATTGACAAAAGAATACAGACTCTTACTAATGAAGTAAGTGATGTAGTTCCAGAGTTTAAAGGTCTATCTGAAATAGACAAAAAGAAAATATACGACCAAAAATTTTGGGACCAAGATTTTGCAACTATGAAACTAGACAAACAAGAAATAAGTAGAGTTTCTAGATACAACTTAGATGATGCAGACATGACAATTATATTTATGGGTGCTAGCAAAGGTGGACAAGGACTTAAACAAGTAGCAAATTATTTAGAAAAAGGTACACATGTTATTGAGAAAGGTATTAAAGGTTTAAAGCCAGGTGTATACCAGGGACATAAACCTTATGCTGTAGTTGATTTGTCTAAAGGTCTTACAAAAAAACAAGCTGAAGAAATACAAAGGTTTGCTGAATTTAATAATGTCAGGTCATTAAATGTTTCAGGACCAAGTGATTTTACAAAAGCAGAAGAAGCGTTACTTAAAACAGCTATGGAAGATATTATGTTTGTACAAAAAGTATTCCAACCAAACATTACATTAGGTAATGTTAAAGGTGCTATTGATAATGCAATAGAAAGAATTAAACCTGGTGATGAAACACTTTACACAGCACAAGAATTAAGAACAGTTGTAGAAGATATATCAGATGAAATAGCTAATAGCAAAGATTTATCTAAAAGAGTACAAATAAATAAAGTTCCAAAAGCTACAGCACATTTGATATCTGAATACTTTGACCAAGGATTTATACCTATGCCAGATGCAAGAATGTTTATTAGAGTATTTAGACCTATGAGAGATTTAATGTTAAGACTTTCCGGTAGAGCTAAAAATATTTCTACAGAAGATTATGAAAGATTATTAGCTAAACCAGTAGCAAACTTAGCTGAATTAGCTTTAAAAGAAGATAAGACTGCAATGGAAACAATTAAGCTTGTTGTTAAAAAAGCAAGAGTAAATGTAAAGAAAACTTCAGATGATTCAGAAATTGTTAATTTAACAGAAGGAATGCTTACTATGATTGGTGATGGCTATATGCAAAGATTATGGAAGCCATCTATTCTTTTACGACCTGCTTGGGTATTAAGAGTTGTTGGTGAAGAACAATTACGTATGTGGGCAGCAGACTTAGACAATATGTTTGCACATCCATTTTCTGCGTTTGCATGGGTACTAGGTAGGAAACCTTCACAAAGACAAGGTTTGTTAAAAGGACAAAGACAAAAATTAAGAGATGATTATTTAGCTGACACTTTAAATTTAGGAAGAGGTGGTACAGATATATTTGATGCATCATTAGAACTAGCTATGGAACATCAAAGAGCGTTAACACAATCTCATAGAGGTATGACTATTGGCTTTGACCCTAAGAGAGCAAGAGGATTTACACAGGTTACAAAAGATAACAAAAGATTTTATGGAGCTGGTACTAAGGAGTTACTACAACTTGCAGATGACCCTTTAGCTACACGAATAGCTTCTATTGAATTTAATCCTGTAGGAGGTAGAGAACAATTTAATAGAAGTTTAGATGAAGTTAAACAATCATTCTGGGATGGTGAATTAAGCCAATGGAGAAAATCATTTGTATCAAACTCTGATGAAACAGGTAGATATACTAAATCATTATTATCTAGTAGTAAAGTACACTCAGATTCATATATAGATTCTATTGTTGCAAGGATACATGACAAGACAGGTGGTAGATATAGAGCTGTAGAATACACACCAGATGGTAAGTTTGTTGGTAATGTATGGGACGAAAATTCTATAAAACCTACTATTAAAAGTGAAAACAATGTTATTAAATACACAATCGTACAAGCTGGAGATGAAGAACTAATAGGTCACATTGCAAAAGCAGATAATCAATTTGTAAAAATTACTGACAAAGGTGAAGATGTACAACTTAAATTTAATAGAGAAATGTCAGAGTCACAACATAAAAAATATACCAATTGGTTAAGAACTAAAAAGAGTGGTGTATGGACTGACACACATAAATTTAAAGCATCTAGAACTGACATGTCAGGAGATGTAGCAAGTAAGTATGACAAATTATTAGAAACAATGTTTTCAGGTTTGATGGGTTCAACAACAAATGACTTATCACGTTCTCCAGCGTTTAGACAATTTTATTGGAACTTTATGGAAAACATGTATGCAAATTTAGATGACGCTGCAAGAACACAAGTATTTGCACAAGCTAAAAAAGTTATGGGTAGGTCAAACCCTGGTAGCAGAGCAAGAAAATATCTTAAGAGTTTAGAAAATATGGGACAAGCTAATGCTTCTAAACTACTTGGTGTAGATGATTTAAGACAAGTTGATGAGTTAGCAAAAGCATATGCATTAACAGAAACAAAAGATTTGCTTTACGATTTAAATAAACGACATGTTATTACAGACATGGTTAGATTAGCAATGCCTTTCGCAGAAGTTTATCTTGAAATAGCTGGTACATGGTCAAGATTATTAAGAGGACAAAAGATGTTATTTGGTAGAAAAGTACAAAGAAGTGTAGAAGCTATGCGTAAACCAAGCATATTTGGAGAGTATGAAGATGAAGGATTCTTTACTACTGACCCACAATCAGGTGAAGAAATGTACAACATGAATTGGTTTGAAAATATATTTAACATAGACAAAAGTTTACAAAATCCTAATCCAGATGCTTTAGGTACAAACCCTATAACAGGAAAAGAAACAACAGAAATACCTAGTATAAATACGAAACTAAGAGGATATGCAAGCGGTTTAAATATGGTTGCTGGAGATATTATACCTGGTCTTGGACCATTGGCACAGATACCTGCAGCAGCTATGTTACCTTCTACTCCTGATGTAGACAAAGTATTTTTTCCATATGGTAGACCAGATGAAGGTGTACCACAGATGGCTAACCCATTGTTTTATGCAAAGCAAGCTATACCTAGTTGGCTTAGAAAAGCAATAACAGCAGGAGACTCTATGGATGTAGAGTTTCAAAGAGCTTATGCAAATCAAGTAAAAGAAATACAGAGAGCTATGTTTATGACACAGACATATGATGATTCAACACCAGAACAAGAAGTTGCATCATTAGAAAAAGCTAAAAGATTAGCAACACAAAGTTTATTACATAGAGCATTTATACAATTCTTAGCTCCTACAGGTGCTGTTTTACAATATGATTATGAAATAGGACCAGGAGGTAGAGCTTATTTAGACCCTAGAGAAACTGCAGAAGGAGACCCAGAAGGTAAATACTTTGCACAAACTTTATTATCAGATGCTTATTATCAAATGTTAGCAAAAGCTAATGGAGATAGAGTTGTAGCTATAGCACAATTTATAAAAGTATTTGGTTTTGAACCTACCTCTTTGTTAACTTCTAAATCTAAGTCTATAAGAAAAACTTCTTTTACAGATGAAGGTGGTTTCTTTAAACAAGAAAATATAGATATATTTAAACAATATCCTGATGTTGCATATTACATGTATCCTGATAGTCCATTAGACGAGTTTAATTGGCAAGCTTGGAATAAAGCTTTTGCTGATGGTGATAGAGTAGATTTATCACCAGAAGAATATAAACAAGCTGTAAGACAAGCACAAGGAAGTTTAGCATATGAACATGCTAGAAGAGTCATAATGGATGGACCAATGTATGCAAACATGCCTTATCAAAAAAGAGTAGAACAACTATATTTAGTAAGATTACAATTGCAACAACAATTTCAAGGCTATGGAGATACTTCAACAGCACCACGTTCTTTAACATCTCAAGCAAAAATAGACCAATTAACAGAGATGATACAAAGAGAAGGGGATACAACAATCAATATGCCTGATGGTTCTACTAAAAAATTAAAAGAATTATCAGCTATGAAAGGAATTATTAAATACTTAACAGCAAGACAAAGAGTTATGAATGTAATAAAATCAGAGTATGGATTAAACGCTACTTTAAGTAGAGCGGAAGCCTCTCAGTACAGAAGTTATTTAAGAGGTGTTGCTAACAAAATTATGCTAGAAAATCCAGACTTTTACTTTATGTACTTTGATGTGTTTAGAGTAGAGATAGAAGAAGAAGTAAGTTATTATGGAGGAGATATTTAATGTCAGAACAATATACAGAAGAAGAACAATCTGTATTAGATACTATTCTTGGTGTAAATGAAAAAAAAGAATATAGCTGGGGTGGATATGAGTTTAGTCTTCCAGAAAAAAATAGACCTACTACATTTAACACTGAATTATTTAATGACTTTTTAAGTATTTTCTTTTTAGGTAGAGAACAATTTGTACGACAATTTGGTAGTGAAGTACTAAATTACTTTAGTTCTAGAGAAAGTGGACAATTAGAACAAGCAGATTTAGAAATGCCAGAAGTAAGTTTAGCTGAATATCATTTGTGGGTTGAAGCAATGACAGGTCAATCATATGAATCATTGCCTCAAAATACAAAAGATTATGTAAATTTTATATATCAATCATTTTCTTACGATACTCCTGCAATGAAAGAAGCTGTAGAAATTATTTCAGAAGGTACTGATGTATTAATAAACTTACATGAAGCTGATAGATTACCACCTGAATTGCAACACATTAGTGCTGATGTTGTAGGTACAGCAATATCTGCAGGTTATGCTCCTCAAGCAGACTTAGCTTATAAAGCATATATAAATAAACAATCATTAGATATGGATTACATAACAGCAGCCGCAAAAAATATAGATTTAGCATCTGCAGATGAATTAAAAAATAAACTTGACAATGATGAAATAACTACTGAAGAATATGTATCAGGTTTAGATGCAATTATAGATAACGAATATGGTGCAGATTATGTAGATAAATTTATTAATGAAGGTTTTGCTTTTACAGACGCAACTTTATATGGACCTGGTTTAGAAATGACACCAGAAGAAGCAGAACAAGCAAGAGCAAGAACTTATTTTGGTGAGCAAGATTACTATGGTATAGGAGAATTAGATTTAGATGTGTATAGTGAAGACACTAATCAAGGAACAATGCCTTTATATCAAAATGGTTTAGCTACATCATTGTTTGCTAATGCATCACCAGAAGACATTATGGATACACAACTTTTATTAGTAGAGTCTGGATTCTTGCAACCATTTACATTTGTTTATGGAGTATTAGATAACAATCCAGGTGGCACAATAAGTGCTATAGAATCTGCAATGTCAAGATTTAATTTAAATGGTGATGGTATGAGTATGGAAGATTTGTATAGCATACTTCTAGCTCCAGGTAGCACTGCAGGTAATATGAATGTATTTTTAAAAGAGTTTTTTAAAGATTCCTTAGCAGATTATGGTTATGGTACAGGTGCTTTTGAACCAAACTATGGTAGTGACAATGCGTATCAAAATATATTTAATTATACAAAACCTAATTTTACAAATGCAAGTAGTTATATTAGCTCAGCAATACAAGATGGATTAGGTAGACCAGCATCAGATGGAGAACTACAAGAGTTTTTTGATTTTTGGTCTAAACAAGATTATTCATTACAAAAACAAAACTTTGATATAAGACAAAAAAATATGGAAATTCAATTAGAAGATGCAAGAAGAAGAAGAAACCTTGCTGGTCAAGGTAGAGTAGGAGACTTTACACCAACAGAATTAGAAGCAGAAATAGATGTTGCAGGAGCAATGGCAACAAGTTTTGACGACTTTATGAGAGATACTTATGGAGATGTAATTACAGGAAGTCAGGCAGATGCACAATACAGGAAGTCTTTTGCTAGCATTATGGCTAGCCTTGCAGCCATCGGTAATCAATCAGGAAACTAATATGGACCTGACAGAAGAATTAATTATAGAAATAGAAGACTTAGAAGGCTACTCAGATAAAGCTTATCCAGATGTAAATGGAACTTTAACTATTGGTTTTGGACATACTGACGCTACAAAAACATTTGATTTTAAAGAAGGCGATGTAATAGATAGAGAAAAAGCAATTGAGATATTGCAATTAGATTTAAATCATGCAAGAGAAACTGTTGAAAGACTTATAAAGAATAGTCCAAATATATCAATTGAAGATTTTACAGAAGAAGAATTAGTGTATGCAACATTAGTATATTTTAATAGACCTTGGGCTTTACGTAATCTAGAAGGTGATGTAGGAACTTATGATGGTTTAGAATTAATATCTAAAGGTAATTCAGCAGATATAAGAGCTGACCAAGAAAAAAAATTTGATTACAGATACGATGGTGAAACTCCAGAATGGGCAACTAACAGATTAAATAAAGAAAATAAATTTATAAACTTTGGTTTTACAGATGATACTACTGATGATGGAGGAACAGTTCCACCAGAAGTACAAAGGATATTTAAAAAAGTAGGTAGCTATATGATACCTGATGACGCTACTAATGAACTTTGGTCTAAAGCATTACAAGAATTATATGGAGTTTCTGATGCAAGACCATATTGGACAGCAGAACGAGTACAACAAGAAGCAGATAAAGAACCAACTATAACTGTAAAATCAGATTTTTTTGACCCAATAAATGATGTGCCACAGTATTTTAGAAAGTTAGGTCAATCATTAAAGAGTAAGACAAAAGAAATTGTTGGAGATACAATAGATAGACAATTAGATTTTATGGATAAAGTATATAATAAAGAAGAAACAAAATGATAACTATATATAAAGACGGTCAAGAAAGACAAATAGATAGAGCAGATTTAGAGCTTTATGAAGGAGATGGTTGGAGTACAAGTCCACCAGCACCATCAAGAGGATTAGCCAACTGGGTACACAGTGATAAATTAGTTGCAGATTATGTATATGTAAAAGAAGGTGTTGTTTACTTTGCATATGATATATCTGGTTTAGTTGGATATCCAGCATACATATCTTATGTAGCAAATGGTTTGACTGCTAACAGATACAATACTAACTGGGGTACATCAGCAGACGGAGAAGATAGAGTAGGTCCTGCATTATCTAATACACCTCCTCCAGGAACAATCATAGAAGACCGTAGCTTGACAATGCAAGGATTTAATGTAGGTGGTAAGTTTGCACCTGTTGCAAATAATAATTTTTCTGATTTTGTATTTGATGGATTTGAAGAATTAAAAACATCATACCCTTGGTTGTTTGATGAGATAAATGGTAAAGCTGTTGGGTTAACATTACTGTTTGAATCATTAGCTTTAGGTACTGCTTTAACATCAGAACAACTTAGTAGAGCAGGATTAACAACAGGTTATACACAAGGGCAATTAGATTTCTTAAACGCAACAGTATTAACAGGTGGAGATGACCCTTTATCATTTAACTTAAATGGTGAGACAGTAACAAATCAAAAGTATGCAAAATTACTTGGAACAAAAGAAGATGAATTAGTTACTGCAATGTCGGACATAGGTGTAAACGCAGATGCATTTAAGAAAGAGAATCCAGAACTGTATAAAAATTTATTAGAACAAACTATAAGAGGAAAGATTACTTCTACTTTACTTGATGAATACTTAGGATTTGTACTAGGCATTGAAGGATTTGATTATGCTAAAGACAGTAATTACTATGCAATATTTTCTGGACCAAGAAGTGAGTTAAACAATCCTACTTGGTCACAATCAAATGCATCATTCACACAAGGCATTACTGCACAAAATCAAGCAATAAGATACATAGGATTATCTAGATGGAATGGATTATCTAGAGAAGAACAAAACAATTTAGTAGAGTTATATGCAAATGACCAAGGTACTTTTAATAGTACAATGCAACAAATGTTTGACAATGACCCTGTATGGGGAGATAAATATGGAGGTAAAAATTTAAATTATTCTATGGTTGTAGGACCATATAAAAACTTTTATCAAAATACCTTCGGAGAAGTAGCAGATGAATTAGATGAAACATTCTTAGAAGGTATAGGTTTATCACAAATAGAAGCTAGAAAAAAGTATAGAACAAGTGCATATTCGCAAAGGAATGAATACTTTATGAATGAAATGGCAGAAAAGATATCTTCTTCATTAGGCGGAAATATACTTAGAGATACTAGGATAGGATAATGGCTATACTTTCATACTTTAGAAGAGACCAACTAACACCTATAACTGTTGATGACGAATCAGAAAAGGGTAAACAATTTATTGCAGACCTAGAAGGAGCAGGATATTATCAAGATGAAGAAAGAGCAAAAAGAGAATCAGAGTCTTTAGTAGGTGGTTTAAATTATTCTGGTCCAGCATCATCAGCATCTACACCTGTTGAAGAAGAAGAACCTATTAATTTAAGTCCTAATCAAGTTTATTTACGTTTACCGTGGCTCAAAGCATTTGCTGGTGGCAATGCAGATAAGTTAGTTGATGCATACATAAAAGGATATATAGAAGGAGATGCTTCAGAAACAGCAGCGACTGCGGCTATGAGGGGAACACCAGAATATAATACCGTATTTCCTGGCATAGTAAATACAGAAACAGGAGCTATAAGAATGACAGAAGGTTCTTATGTTGCTGGTTTTGAACAAATAAAAGCGTCACTTGTAGGTCAAGGACTAGGCGGTTATGCAAAACAAAAAGGTAGAGAAATATATGCAACTATGGTAGGTAATCAAGTATCTCCTAATGAATATATAAATAGAGTTAATACTGTTAGAAATAGATTGTTTGACAGAATGGATGAAGGTATGAAACAAAATATTGTATCAGCTTATAACGATTATTACTCTAATGAGCTTGGAGAATCTGTTCAACTTGAAGAAGCATCAATATTAGCACTAGCTATTGACCCAAATTTAAATCAAGAAATACTACAAAAAAGATTAAACGCATCTGAGTTAGGTGCTGTATATACAACTGAAGTAGGAGAAGATGTATCTTTAGAAAGAATACAAGAATTTACACAAGCAGGAGTTACATTAGGTAGAGCAAGAACACAGTTTGCTCAAGCGGCAACTACTGCAAGATTACTAGGTAGCATGGCTAGAAGACAAAATAGAAACACAACTGTAGGTACAGCTTCCAATGTATTAGATGCTACTTTATTTAAAGATGAAAATTTATTAGAAGAAATATCAGCTATAGAAGCACAAAGCATGTCAGGTAGTTCTATTGCAACTGGTGCTGCTCAAACACAATCAGGTCGAGTTACTGGTCTAACAGAAAATTAAATCTAAACCTTTACTTTAGATTCTAAATATTATATACTATATATAGTGCCTGACGAGTTCGGCACACTAAATATAGGGTCGTAAGCAGTTGGTTATCCAAGGTGTCCAACTAGTATTAAAAATCCCTTGCGACATCCCTTTTAATTACCTAGCGATTATTTTTACATGGGATTTTATGCTAGAGAAAAATGGAGAAAATAATGGAAGAAATAAACCAAGAAGAAACAAAAGAAGAAACTACAGTAGAAGAAGTCGTAGACGATTCTACAGATGGTATCAAACAACTTAGAGAAGAGTACAAGAAGCTTAAGGCTGAAAACAAAGCGTTTAAAGCCAATGCCATGAATAATGCATTGAGTTCTTTAGGACTACAAGCAGATAAAGGAATAGGAAAAGCTGTTACGAAACTCTATACAGGTGATATGAATGTAGAGTCCATACAGGATTTTGTAACTCAAGAGTTTGGAGAAGTTAGTAGTTCCACACAACCTAGTTCAACTCCTGCTGATATGACTCAAAATGTAGTAGACGCTCAATCACGTGTTGAGACTTTGAATCAAATTGGTGTAAATGCTGAACCTGTTGATATATCACAAGAGTTCGCCAAATTCGTTACAGATTCCAACCAAAGACCAAGAGATACCATTAACGCTAAATTGCGTATGATGGACTCTATAAAAGACGAAAAAAAATAACAATTTAAATAGGAGAAGATAAAAATGGCAGACATATCGTTAACAAACAATACGATTTATGCACAAAACATTAATAACTTCGCTGGTGAATTGTTTAAAGTCGGTGGTCAAAGGACACCTTTACTTACAGCAGCAGGTGGTTTAAATGGAGGTAAAACATTAAACTCTACATTTTGGCAAGTCCAAGTAGAAGATAATGCAACCATTTCATCTGAACCAACTAAAGCTCAAGAAGGTGCTAGTCCTACTGAATACCTTGGAAGAGACAGAGCTGCATACACATATGTAACTCAGATTTTCCACAAAGGTGTACAAATGACATATACCGCTTTAGCATCTACCCAAAATCAAAATCCTTTTGACTTGTCAGCAAACATTGCAAACGCCTCTGATGGAGACGGAACAACAACTGCTGGTGATAAATTAGGTTTGTTTGGTGGTAGCCCAGTGGCAGATGAGTTTGCTTTCCAAATGGAAAAAGCATTGGAAAAAGTAGCTAGAGAAGTTGAGTGGTTTGCATTCAATGGTTCTTTCTCAGATGGTGCTAACGTAACACCTGGGTCAGGAACTAGAGA